TTGGAGAAGTAACTGAGTTAAATATATCTTTAAAAGAAGAAGATGTCTTTTTTGTTTCAGTCAATTCTTTATATTTTCTTAAATACCAATCACTCTTAGCTAAATCTTCTTCTCCATTTTTAAACATTGCTCTACTTCTATATTTCCAAGCATTAAGTTTGCAAAAACTTTTAACTTCTTCTACTCCAAAGAGAAGAAGCATTTCATCAATAGTCTCCATAGCTCCTTCTCTGCAATAGTGATTTGGATGATTTACTCTATCTTCCGTCATTATCTTCTACCTCCCTATATAAAATACATATTGAATGGTCTTCAAAGCGAGACTGCTGATATTTGAATGATATAATTTCAATATCTTTATCTTTTGCCCATTCATTAAATTGCTCATCTGCATTATTCTGATTTGCTCTACCAAAGAATGTTTTTGTTTTGTATATCATTTATTCTTCCTCCTGACGTTGATTGCTACGTTCATGTATTATTTCAATTTCTCCATTATCTTTTACATCTATAATCTTATATAATTGATGTGTTGCAGTCTTAGAATAGCGTTTCGCGACGAACGCATCATCCCGCCTGAAACCAGTCACCATAATTTTAGTACCACGAGTAAACCAACCTTTTTCTATTATCTTTTTAGTTCCATCAGGTTGTTTTTCAGAAAGCTGGCGGTTATACATTGCATAATATTCTTTAGTAAACTTTACAGTTACTACGCCGTCTGTTGTTAATATTGTTACAGATGATTTTGTATCATTCTTACTAATTACAGTTCCTACAATTATAGATAACTTATATAAAGGAATTTGTTTTCCATTCTTTTTAAAGAATATATCAACAACAGGTTCCCTTGAAAGATCATTAAAGTTTACAATACCATACTTCTTTGTATTAACATTTGCAAGTTCATGCTCATGATAATAGAAACACAGACTTTGCATTTCCCAAGCGGAAATCGACCCCTCAGCGTACTTATCCCAAGTATCTTTAAATAAGAGTGCGTTAAATGCTTCAAGTGTCTCATCATGATGCGCCTTAAGCCACTCCCGCGCAACATCCATTTCTTTTTTATAGATTTTATCCCAATCAGTTTGTAAAATACAAGTATATCCATTTATTACATCAAGATTATCCATATCAAAGAACTGAGAATAAAATCTTATACATGCATCATCAAAGACATAATATTTGCCAACTTTCTTATTATCTTTCAAATACTTGTTAAAAATATATACTCTCTTTTGAAAGTCTATTTCTTCAGGAATTAAATTCCTTTGAATTAATCCATTAAAGTTCTGTAAAGTAAGTTTCTTTTTTGGTTCACATACTTTTGAAATATAATAAACCATAATTAAAATTCTAGGTTCTACATTAAGTTCTTTTGCCCATTCTTCTTCTAACTTATCAAAAGCACCAGATTTAATTAGTGGTATCATTGCGGTTTTGCTTAATGGACACCTATTCATAAAATCAGTAAAGCTGACATAAGGACGTCCCGCGATAATTTGATTAATTACTTCCGCATTAACACCACTTAATGCTTTCATACCAAAAAGAATTTGATTATTTTTTACATCAGGCTCAAAGCCATAATTAGATTTATTTATATCTATAAGAGTTACTTTAATTCCTCTTGAAATAATTTCGCCTAAAGCATTAGCCATTTTTGCATAATCTGTAGTACCATCTTCTTCAAGAGAACCACTATTAGAAATAAGACAAGCACAATTCCAAAAAATAATAGGATACTTATAAGCTAAATTCATTTCTTGTAAAGCTACAAGAGAATAAGCAAGACAGTGACTTCTATTAAAAGAATATCCACGCTGAACCTTAAGCATTACATCCCACACATAATGTGCTAATTTTTCGGAGCAATTATTCTTTTTAATATTTTTATAAAATGTATCTTCACACTCTTGAAAAAGCTTACCTTGCTTTTTTGCTATACCTTTTCTACATTTATCTGCAAAAGTTAGGGTATTTCCGCCTAGTCTTGGTTCTTGTACTAATGACATCAACCCCTCTTGGGATTCACAAATCCCGTCTGTAATAGCCGAATGTCCAGACAGCCAATCTATTTCATCTTGACTTAAGCCGTATTCGCGCATCTCATTAATCCATAAATTAATATTTTTACGATATTTAGACCAAGTAACTAAAGGAGTATCACTATTTTTATCTGGAGCCATTAATCGTATAATTGAATTTAATACACTAAGGTCATTAACACTTTTTGGCTTGGCTAAAGCTATACCTTGAATACCACTTTGCTGCTCCATCTGAAACAAAGATAAAATTTTATGATTCCATACCATTTCCCACATATCTTGAGAAGTTCTGTCCAAAGTATATATTCCTATTGCTTTTTCATAAGTTTCTCTTAAAGTATTCTCTTTAGTTATGTAATTGTGTTCGGTTAATAAATCAAGACACGTGTGTATTTTATCCATAGCCTCGACCGAAAGTGCGTCGTACTTGATAAGGCTCACATCTTCTGAGTCATGGAGATCGAACTGCGTACAAATCGTACCATCCGGCGCCCGCATTAATCCAGTAGATAAAGTAAAAGGTTCATCTACAAAAATAACTCCGCCCGCATGAATACCAGTACCACATATTAATCCTTCTATTTTTTGAGCAACTTCCCACAATTCTTGATATTCCGTATCTACTGCATGAACAAAAGCTGAAACGGGTTTAAATTCTTTTTCAGGATTACCATAATATACTTCTGATAAAGTTCTTAATTGTCCTCTATCTGCGGGAATAAGGCTTGCTAGATATTGTGCTTCATCATTATCTATATCTAATCCTCTTGCGGCGGTTAATATTGCAGATTTAGATTTTTCAGTTCTAAATGTTGTTACATTAGATACCCTATCTTCACCATAAAATTCTCTAAATTTATTTAATACTTGCGCTCGTTTACTGCCTTCTATATCAAAATCAATATCCAATACCGAAACACGTTCTGGGTTTAAAAATCTCCAAGAGAACATCTTAGTTTCTTCTCGGAGTGGATTAATTTGAGTTATATCTAAGCAATACAAAAGAATAAATCCTACTCCTGAGCCTCGTCCCGGACCCACTATAGAACCAGCTTCCCAGCATAAATCTATAATTCTTTGAAGATTAAGATAATAAGCTGACCAATGTGCTTTATTTACATTGGAAGATACCCAAGTCATTTCAAGATTTTCATTGATTTCTTTATATGCTTGCTCATTTTGTAAATCTTTATGCTTATTAATTCCTGCTATTACCGCCTTAACTAATTCTTTATCACCGTCAAAAGAAGAATTATTAAATGTTTCCAACATAGGAATTTTATTTATCCACTCTTGAGTTAAGGAAGTGTCATAGTTATTCCACTTAAGACTTGGAATTTTTAAAGGTTTTAAAATAGAATAATCTTCACATAAATTTTGAATTTTAATTATATTGCTATAAGCTTTATCTAATTCTTCTCTTGATAAATCTAAATAAGACTCTAATTCTTCTGTTCCCATTAAATATGTAGTAGCATAAAATGAATCTACTTCTCTATCTCCATCCTGTGCATGAAGAAAAGCTTTATGAATATTTCTATCTTCAAGTTTTAAATAATGAGAATCACAAGTTATAATGTAATCTATATTTAATATATTAGATATTTCAATTAATTTTCTATTTACATAAGTTTGTTCTTTTGATGCGGAAGGCTGCAATTCTAAATAAAAATAATCATTACCGCCAAAAGTATCTCTCATTAGTTTACACCAATTAAGAATTTTATTCCACAATACTTCATCTTCTGTATCGCGGTATTTTAAGATTTGAGTTGCGAGCATTCCACCCAGACACGCGGTCGAACCAATTATATGACCCGGTTCCCGCCCTATTATATCTACTATATCTTGATAATAGGTAGGCACTCTCCTTAATCCTCTACCCATATAACTTCTCATCCAAGCTCTTGTCGATAATTCACAAATCTGCTGATAACCTTTAAGGTCTTTAGCCAAAAGAATAAAATGATAATATTTATCTTCTCCTGCTATGAAATTTTCATTATTTAAGCCATCTCTACAAAGATAAATCTCATTTCCCATTATAACTTTTAATGGAATATTTTTTTCTTTTACTTTATTATATAGTTTTTCTATTCTTACTGCGGAAGCTATTGTTTCATGGTCTGTAACAGCCAAAACAGAGTGATTTAATTCAATCGCTCTGTTTATTAAGTCTTCTTCTTTCACTATACAATCACGAATTCTTAAATTCGACATCTGTGTATGGTTGTGCAAACTCCCCGGATACTGCATTTTTACACCTC